CAGATTTTTTGTTTAAAATACCTCTTTTTTTCCAAGAATTTTCAAGAAATAACAGTTTGTTATTATTGTAATATTCTTTTCTTTTTTTTTGAATAGCTTCTTTATTTGCATCATTGTATTTTCTAGATCTTACTAAATAATTATCTTTATTTTTTATATAATCATCTTTTCTTTTTAAAGGATCATAAGCTTTTATCTTTCTTGCAGATTCACAAGATTTACAAGTTGGTGTATAACCTAATTTATGCCTTTTGGACTTATAAAAATAAACAGTTTCTTTTGTTAATTTACATGTTGTACAAGTTATCATTTCCATATCATATATTTTTTACAAATATACAAATTAATGATGTTTCCAGACAACCTATACTTTTAAAAAATTAACTATTTTACTGCCATTCTTACTATTTCAGGATTTTGCATCAATACACCAAATTTATTTTTATTACCATTGACAATCTCTTTGATCATGTAATATTTTAAATCAGATGTAAAAGACTCACAATCAGTAACAAGTTTGCCTATTCTTTGAACCATATCTTTGCCAATTGGATTTTTCTCAGCAAAAGTCAATGAATAATTCACAAGTCTTGTTGAAATAACACTTGCAATATCAGCACGGAAATCATCATCCTCACCAATTGCACTTTTCAATGCTCCTAAAACATATGTCTCATCCTTAGTTAGGATAGTCTCAGGGCTAATAATTTTATCAAGCTTATTATTGATAAACATAGTAAACATAGATGCAAACTCAGGACCTACAGAACCTTCACCAATCATTTGAATTATTGGTAAATTTTTTCCAAAATCATCAATGGAACTAATTGAGTTAAAGAAAGTTGTAATTGCTCTTGGATTTACACTTTGTGATACTAATTCAGGGTGCATTAATAAGAAGTTGATACATCTACCATCAATATTAACTTGCTCTGCCCATCTTGCCCAAACATTTACATCAAACTTAACTTCAGTTGAAATAAATCTTGTTCTCTGAGCAATATCTAGAGAAGTAACATTGTAATCACCATTGTCTGGATTGGTAGTCAATAAAATATGCCAGTTCTTAGGTAATTTCCAAGAAGCATAAGCTTGCTCATCAATAAGAGTCATGGTAGCTTGCATGAATCTATGGTCAGCTCTGGTATAGTCATCAAGAATCAAGAAACCACCTTCTCCTTTACCTTGAATCCAATCTGGAGCAGCATGTGACATTCTCTTGTCTGTTACCTTGTAACCTTTCTTCATTGCAGCATCAATCTGATGCTCATTGATCCATGTCTTTTTACCTTCAGCATTTTGGATTTCAAATTCTTTAACAGGAAAACCTACTAAGTCACCTAATTCCTCAAACTCTGCTAAGTTTAATCTAATTACATCCATGTTAAGCTCTTTAGAAAGTTGCTTAACTGAAGATGTTTTACCACATTTTGTTATCACAAGGCTCTTTATCCTTGTTTCTATAGCTTTCACTATAGTTCAGACTATATCTTCACTATTTCTAGTGTTGGGCACTCTTGGGTATATTATATTCTATTTACATAGTTTCAACACCTAGTCGTTGAACCTTTCCAGACCATTTAGATCTAGACTTGGCTGCTGATTATCCATTATGACATCTTTGTTATTTTCAAGCATTCACACTTACCGTTTCCAGTTATGTTGTAGCTAACAAAGCTTTAGGACCTCCCAGCAATTCACCCAATTTTTACCCTGGACCTGGGTTAAATGAATATCTTAAACCATCATAGTAATTACCTTTTTTAATTCTTATAGACATTGCTGATTGACTAACACCTAGATTACTAGCTACATTAGCAACTCTCTGCCATTCTTGAACTAAGTTGTTGTTTTCATCATATACATAAACTTTTTTTGTTTTATCCGGTTTAATACGGGATTCCTTAAGTTCATCTTTTAATTCATAACTCCACCTATAGTGACCACAAGAAAATCCTTTTCCTGAAGCTACTTTTGAAACTTTTCCTTTTGGTAAATTCAATTGTTTTTCTGCTTCAGCACAAGATTCATAAGATTTAAGGTAAAAACCATTTATATTATATTGATAAACAGTTTTGGAAATAGGATTTTTTATCCTTTTAGAAGCATAAGCTTCTTTTAATGTTGTGGAAATCTTTAGTAATGTTTCATTACTGTGTATAACTGCAACAGGATTCTGAATAAAGTTTAAATCTGGAGACATAGATTCTATATAAGCAGCTTCTGTATTAATTAAAACTGTTTTACTACATTCTTCTATAACTTCAAAGTTAAAACTATCCTTCCCATACTTATTAAAAGCATTTTGCATATACTTATTTGCATGTTTGTTCTTTAGCAAATCAGATATATGTCTTTTTAACCTATAATAAATATTAATACTGCTTCCAATATAACTGTGTTCATTACAGCTAATTCTGTAAATACCACATTTTTGGTTTAAGTCTTTATGTAAGCACTCTAAAATTAATTTTCTCATGCTACAAAGATACACATTTATTTTGAATTAAGCCCAGCATCACCCTCAATATTGATTGCTACAGGAACCTTACCTTGTGATTGAATGTGTTGGTTATTCTTAACCATGAATTTAACAAAATCCTTAATCTCATCTAAATTTAATTGAACTGACTTACTCATAACTTTAATTTTTTATAATTCTAACTTAATAACTTTCCCAGGAAGTGCTGTGTTTAATTGTGATCTTTCAGAAATAACCCACAATACATTTCCTTTTGGCCTCTGACTGGTGTAACACTCACCATCAGTAAAATACACAAGACTTGTAAACTTTTTTCCATTAGCTGCATAATAGTCAAGGACCGGCTCAAAGCTGGTACCTCCTCTACCTTTTACAGTAATTTCATTTTTGCCTTTATAGGGCTCAATACTATTGATACTAGTATCACACTGAATAATTGTGATATCAACACCAGATTTATGAATATGATGAATCTCATTCATAAATTCTTTAAGTTCATCATCACATACAGAACCTGATGTATCAATAGCCAACAGCATGTGCTGTCTCATTTTAATTTTAAGTCCAGGAAAATCAGTGAATCTTTTATTCTCTTTTCTCCTAACTTTTTTAGTATATACTTTGGTACTAACTCCAGTAAATCTTCTGATATAACCTCTCCAATCAAACTTTGGTGGAATAACTTCTTCTATTTTAATAAGACCAGTTACCTCACCAGGTATGTTACCTTGTTTTTTGACTGTTTGTTCTTTGGCTTCAGTAAGAATTCTTTGAAGTTGTTTATCAATTAATTTCTGCTCTGCCTCACTGACTCCTTCAAATTCTTCCCATGTAGAATGTTCAGAACCAGTATCCATCCCTTGATCCATCTGATCACACAATTGATCAAAAGCTTCAGAACCTGAACTACCAGTTTCTTCTTTCTTCTTTTGTGCTTCTTTAAGCTTGTCATAGTAATATCTACAACCAGCTTTTACATCAAGATTTAACTCAGGATAATCTTCTAATAGTACACCACGGGGTGGTAACTTCTTTTGTATCTCAGCAAGTTCTTCTGCTGATTTCCCGGCTTCTTTTGCTTGTTTGTACTCTTCAATCACAGCTTCTTTCAAAGCTTTAAATTGTTCATGATCAAATTCAGCACCAGGCAACCAAGATCTATCAATATATTGGTTGATCTCCATCATTCATGTTAGCTGCAAGTTTCCCTGCAGATCGGACTATACCTTCACCCCAGTAGGGTGGCTTATTGTAGTCTCTGAACCTCTTTCTTTAAAATAATTTTCAAATTTATTCTTTTTTCTATCTAACCAAATAGTAGCATCATTATATAAATAATTATAAAAAGCTAATGCTTTATTTGTACCAGATGTAGAAGAATACCAAATATTACTAAGTTTTCTTTTATCTTTTTTTGGAAAATTAATTGGAGCATATTTTGATAAAACACTTAACATTTCATATGTTCCACACATTCCAATACCAATTGATTTATAAACAGTATTTGTATTGTTGTAATTTTTAGGATTACATGTAAATACAGTACCATCTCCATCAAAATAACCTCTTATAAAATGATTTATATAATCATTATTGATATTAGGAAATTCAAGATTTAAAGATTTTCTTGGAATGCACCCAAGTTTACATAAGTCATTAA